TCCACTCACCGGAGGTTGGGGGTTCGACACCCTTCTCGCCCACCATCATCGCGGGAGTAGCTCAGTGGTAGAGCCGCAGCTTCCCAAGCTGAAGGTCGCGGGTTCGATCCCCGTCTCCCGCTCTAGGAAATGGACCCGTAGCCAAGTGGGAAGGCTCCAGTCTGCAAAACTGGGATGCTCCGGTTCGATCCCGGGCGGGTCCTCCATGTCCCCTCATCTAACATCTGGATCCTGCGGGTTCGATCCCTTATGGGGACCTGTTTCTCCGGGATGTAGCCCAATCTGGGAGGGCGCTTGCTTCGGGAGCAAGAGGTTGGGGGTTCAAATCCCCCCATCCCGACCATTGATGCGCCTGTAGCTCACCGGCTAGAGCAGTCGGCTGATAACCGACAGGTAGGTGGTTCGACTCCACTCAGGCGCACTTGGTTCATCGGCCTGTGGTGTCAACTGGATAGCACACCAGGCTCTTACCCTGCGAGGAAATGGTTCAAATCCCTTCGGGCCGACCAGGCACCTCTGTGAGCCCTTCATGCACCTCCGCATGACAACGGTTGCAGAGGAGAACGCACCTCTGGAGTTCGATCTTGATCTTGGACCACGATGTTCCTGTGGCCGAACTGATCGAGAAGTCTTTCTGCATCGGGTCCAGATGGTGGAACACCAGGGCGGATTTGGCTTTCGAGTAACCGAACAGAGATGGTTCTTGTCCCCTATCCGAACGTAACTCGAGGCATGTGACCCGCATGTCGAACCCCCCACCCATCTTTTCATCTCAGGTGGGCTTAGAATCCAAACCTTTCGGGTATAAGGTTTGTAGGGGGTGAAAACCCCATTGAAAAAATCCTTGACACGCCTAGAAAGGCGATCTAGGATTGAACCTGAGAAAATTGGTCTTTGACAAGTTGCTTCGGTCCTTGGGCGCGGTATCCAAGCGTGTGGCTGAATAACCCTTTCTCGGGGTAAGGCACGACCGACAGGAACCGGGTCGATCTCAGGGGCCGGGAAGTGTAAGGGGAATCCGAAGCAGGTTACTGCGGTTCCTTACTGCGTAGGATGTAGTCCGATTAGGTAATCAGAGAACGGGCTACTGTGGGTGAAAGTCCCACCCGAAATTGATGGTGGCTCCGCGGGCCGCCGGAGTTTGGTGATCCCCGAAAAACACGACTCGGCAAGCAGGTGCGGGAAGTGATTCTTCCCGCCTCTTGGGTATCGCGCCCAAGGACCGAAGCATTTTGACAGCAGCGGGTGGAGGGCGCGGTCGTCATCGTGGGCACGGGAGCACTAGGGTCACACCTGGTGCTCCTCGCCCGCAACTGGCCCCACCCCCTCAAGGTGGTGGACTTCGACAAGGTGGAGCAGAAGAACATCCTGTCGCAATTCCACACGAAGATGGGCCTGGGACGAAACAAGGCCCAAGCACTCCAGCAGGCGATGCAGGGGATGTTCGGAACAAAGATCGAGGTGGTCCCCCACCGGCTGACCCCCGACAACGCCCAGGTGATCCTCGGCGGGACGGCCCTGGTGATCGACTGCACCGACAATGCTGCCGCACGACGGACCATCCAAGCGTTCGTGCGGAAGGAAGGGATCCCGTGCCTTCACGGATGCCTGTCGGCGGCAGGTGACTTCGCCCGCATCGTCTGGGACGAGCATTTCAAGGAGGACGAGGAGGGCACCAAAGGGGCCGCAACTTGTGAGGATGGGGACAACCTCCCCTTCCACGCCCTGGCAGCGGCCCAGATCGCCTTGAACGCCCAGCTCTTCATCAAAACGGGGGCCAAGCGCTCCACGATGCTGACCCCCTCCCAGTCCATCCGCCTCGCATGATCCTGAGCCCCAACGGGTAAAGTGATCTGACCTTTCCCCGTGGGGAGCCATGGCAGACGAAGTTCCGGGCGTGCTCGACAATTTCGAGGATGATGACCTTGGAGCACCGGACGTTTCATCCCCGCTGAAAGACGAGGCCGAGAAAGCGGCATTCGTCAAAGAGTTCATCGTCAGCCGGGCTTGGAACGGGATGCCTTTCCTCAAACCGGAAGAGTGGGAGTATCTCAACAACCGGATCGTCGATCAGGCGGCCATCGCTGCGGCCCGGAAAGTGATCGACGAGATTATGGAGAAGGACCGGAAAGCCAAGGGCACTGCCGGACGGGAAGGGATCGCGGCGGCCCGGAAAGCCCTCAGCCTGGCGAGACGTCCGATCCGCGACGGCATCATGCAGGCGATTGCGGAACTCAGGCCTCCGTTCCCTTACCTGTTCACCGAGGAGGACAAGAACGGGGTGGCCCGGACCGAGTTCCAAGCACTGGTCCGCAACACCGAAAGTTTCATTGAGTGGGACAGTCTGGGGCACTGGGTGTCCAAGTATCCGTCCCCGGAGGGCGATGCCCCCTACAGGTACCCATTGACCGGACTGTTCGGGATCATGTCCAACACCCGAACCTTCAACGAGATTTCCAACGTTTTCCAGGAGAAGAACCGGCTGGCCTGTCCCTGCTACGACTATGCCTCGCCCGTGGACATCTGGACGAAGCCCGAAGTGGCAGAACAGTTCAAGTGGATCTTCTACTTCTTCTGGAGGATGGGGAACGACAGGATCGACGAGAAGGTGTTCCGTAACATGTTCCACCTTGGCACCTATACAGCAGGTCAGTTCAAGCCCTACGTCGCAAGAGCCATTTACCGGGAGATCCGTCCAGTAGAATGGGGCAACCGTTATGCGGAGCGCATCTTGGACACTTCGTGCGGGTGGGGCGACCGCCTAGCTGGCTTCTGCGCGACTCCCACTGCGAAGGAGTACGTGGGGTGTGACCCGTCGGACAGGACATTTCCCGTGTATCTAGAGCAAGTCACCCACTACGAAAAGTGGCTAGGGTGCGAGAATCCCGAGGTCACGGTCGTCCACAAGGGTGACCCCGATGGCACCCGCTGGGGCACCTACCCCCACAACTGGTTTCGGGTCGTTGGCAAGAAAACTGTCGAGATCCACCAGCTCCCGGCGGAAGACTTCCACCCTGAACCGGGCTTCGACCTGATGTTCTCGTCCCCGCCCTACTTTGCGGTGGAGCAGTACAATGCAGATGGAGCCGACGCGGACCTCCAATCGTGGAAACGGTATCCCGGTTACGTGGACTGGCGGGAGGGGTTCTTCAAGCCCATGCTCCGCATGTCCTACGAGACGCTGAATCCAGACGGGGTGATGCTCATCAACATCATCGACCCGAAGGTGAAAAACGTCCGCTACTTCTCGTTCGATGAGATGGTGGAGTTCATCCGGGACGAACTGGGTGGGACGTACCTCGGTCACGCCGGGATGCAGATCTTCAAGAGGCCAAGAGACACAGCAAATTTCCGGGACCTGTTCTACGTGGACCCAAACGACAAAAGGAACTCGGTCCGTAAAGTCCACTGCGAGGACATCGGGGTATTCTCAAAAAGACCCCTCACCCTGAAACGCCCCTCGGAGGGCGTCCTAGACGGGTTCGGACCGGAGGGTGACGAATGAGTAGAACCGCCCCCAACATCCTGGACGTGATGGAGGCCTGGGAGAAGGATCCCGGAGGGCCCCTCGAGTTCATCGATCTCACCTCAGGATGGAAGGGCTGCCCAGAGGCGAGCCTTCTTCTCAAAGAATAATAGCCCCAACATCTACGGGAACGGGGTAAAGTTCCTTGCGGGATGGACCCGTCACTTTGGAGGTGAACCACATGGCAATCAGCAACGCGGAACGTGAGATTCTTCGTGAGGCGGCAGTGATCATCAAACGCGAGACCGACGCGGGTGAGCGCGTGATCATCCGAGACTTCGGTTCCTTCTCCCGCAAGGGTCGCAAGGCGAAGACGGCACGGAACCCGAAGACGGGCGAAGTCGTCCAGGTCCCGGCCAAGAACGTCCTAACGTTCAAGGCGGCGAAGTCCACGGTCGATTGAACCCTCGAGACGTTCGTGACACCCCGGGGGCGGGGGATCCCCCGCCCCCGGGGTCGTTGCCCCCATCGTCTATCGGTTAGGACACGAGCCTTTCAAGCTCGGTGGACGGGTTCGATTCCCGTTGGGGGCACCACATGGTACTGTTGGAAGCAGGAGGTCCTATGATGACAGGCACTGCGGTACGGGTCGGGGTAGCAATCAATCCTCACGACCCGGACAACAGGTACGAGATCGCTGTAATCCGGGACACCGAGGATGAGATGGGGTGCCCCACCTGTGAACCGGACTCAGACGCCATCGTGGTCCGAGTCTCTGGGCAGACCCCGGCGGACGCTATCGGTCGACTGATGGATGCCCTCCAAGAGAAGAGACTTGGCCTCCAGGAAGTGCCGACCCCCGAGTGGTGGGCGAACCTGGAACAGAAGTTCTCGATGGTGTGCTGACTGACATGGCCCCGTAGCTCAGTCGGATAGAGCGGTTGTCTCCTAAACAGCAGGTCGGCAGTTCGAATCTGCCCGGGGTCACTTCATTGCGCCTGTAGCTCAGCGGATAGAGCCGATGGCTACGAACCATCAGGTAGGAGGTTCAAATCCTCTCGGGCGCTCTGGGGCTTTCTTTTGGGGTGTAGTTCAACGGTGGAACGCCTGACTCTGGATCAGGATGATGGGGGTTCGAGTCCTCCCACCCCAGCCATGCGATGGTAGCTCAGCCCGGTAGAGCAGTCGGCTGATAACCGACAGGTCGGCGGTTCAAACCCGCCCCGTCGCACTTCCTTGGGCGTGTGGCACAGCGGTAGCGCGTCGCCTCGACACGGCGAAGGTCGCTGGTTCGATTCCAGCCACGCCCACTAGCGCATCTGGCCCTGCTGTTCGCACTGAGGGTCCCCGTGGCACCGGCTGATCCGCTCGGCCTCGGTTGTCCAGGGGAGCCCCTCGAACAGGTAGGGCTCGGGCGCCCGGTAGAGGATCTGGCAGGCCAGAAGGGCTGCTGCCAAGATCAGCAGGATGACCAGGAGGGCACGTCGCATCTCCAGGCTCCGGGGTGTCCTTGGACACCCTACCCGGCTTAGCCGGGCCTCCCCGCGAGTAGTCCTTCGGAACCTGGAGAGAGGCTCCCATGAAGTTCGACAAGTTCACCGTCCTGGGCACTTCGGTGTCCGGCGTTGCCACGACCCTGACGGTGCCGGAGTTCAACCTGAACCTGGACCTGGGGGTCACGACCGACGACTCCCTGAGGGAGCCGACCGTCCTGCTGACCCACGGGCACCTGGATCACGTCCACGGGGTCATCCGGCACTCGTACCTGCGGGACCTGATGGGCAACGCCCAGAAGGCCCGGTACATCTGTGCCCCGCATCTGGTCCCGCTGCTGCACGACCTGTTCAGGCTGTGGTCGCGGTTCCAGCACAGCAAGATGCCGGAGTACGAGGTCGTCCCGGTCGAGCCGGGTGGAGAGGTCCAGGTCGGCCAGCGGCTGTTCGCCCGGCCGTTCAAGACCCACCACCGGGTTCCCTGCCAGGGCTACCTGCTGGTGGAGGTCCGGGACAAGTTGAGGGCCGAGTACCAGGGCATGGACGGCAAAGCGGTCCGGGATCTGCGGCTGAAGGGCGTCCAGGTCACCGAGAAGGTGGACTTCCCGGTGATGGCCTACACCGGGGACACGACCGTCCGGCTGTTCGACCAGGGCGGTCCGTTCATGAACGTCCCGGTCCTGCTGACCGAATGCACGTTCATGGGGGACGAGCAGGACCCCTCCTTCGCTTTCGACAGGGGGCACGTTCACCTGGACGATCTGGCGAAGCGGGCCCACCTGTTCGAGAACGTCGGGACCGTCGTGCTGGTCCATTTCTCCCAGAGGTACACCAACGCCTTCGTGGAGGAGCAGATCGCTCGGCTGCCCGACGGGTTCCGGGAGAAGGTGAGGTTCCTGCGGGTGTGAGGTAGAGTACCTCGGTACGCAGGAGGTCACCATGCTGACGGAAACGACCATCTACCGAGAACTCGGTTTGCGAGACCCGGAGAAGTGGGCGGCCGAGGCCCGCCAGAGGAACCAGGGCTCCCACCTTCCGAAGGAGGAGGCTCGGGTTCGGCGGACCGGCCGTACCACCCGGGCCATCGTGAGTGCCCTGGTCACGATCTCCAAAGGAAAACCCGTGGTGTTCCAGGCCCACGACCAGCAGTACGCCCGGTACATGGCGAACGAGGCCCGGGGCTTCGCCCGCCGCCTGGGGCTCAACCCCCGGCTCATCCGGATGCCCGGGTCGGACATCAGGATCGTGAAAGATCACGGGCTCCCGTAGCCCAGTTGTGCCCGTAGCCCAGTTGGATAGAGCGACGGACTTCTAATCCGTAGTGCGGGGGTTCGAGTCCCCCCGGGCACTCTCGGTAGGGGTCTTATACCGTCAGCCTAGTAGGGAGGCGGTCATGAGACACCACACCAAAGACAAAGGGGACATGGGGGTCGGTTTCGTCATTGCAGACGCCCTCAAATCCGGTTTTCAGGTGGCGACTCTGATCAGCGAACACCTGCCGTTTGATCTGATTGTGATCTCTCCAGAAATGGCCTTGTGTCGTCTGTCTGTGAAATTCAGTTCCGCAAACAAGGGCAAGGTCACTGTCAAATATATCAGTTCGTGGAATGACCGTAAGGGCACCCACACCCGAAAAGCAAACCGGAGCGAGTTTGACGCTACGGCAGTTTACTGTCCAGATACCGGAGAGGTCTACTACATCCGCAATGATGAGATCGCTGTCAGCCGGACCCTGGTTCTAAGGTTGACACCCGCCAGAAACAAGCAAAGCAAGGGTGTCAACATGGCCTCCGATTTCACGGGCATCCAGAGAGTTTTCTAACATCGGGAGCGTCATGTCCCTGTAGCTCAGTTGGATAGAGCACTCGCCTCCTAAGCAAGGGGTCGCCCGTTCGAGTCGGGCCAGGGACACTACTCACAGGGGAGGTTCAAGATGGGCCGGAGAAAACGGGGAGCCTTCCGACTCCCCACGGGTCCGTAGCTCAACTGGCAGAGCAGCGGCCTTTTAAGCCGTTGGTTGGGGGTTCAACTCCCCCCGGGCTCACTGAAACGAAGGGACCGTCGTCCAAGGACCAGGACGCGACGCGGCCGTGGAACGCCAAGTCGAAATGCGGGTTCGAGTCCCGTCGGCTCCAACATGCGGGAGTGGCTCAGTGGTAGAGCAAGAGCCTTCCAAGCTCAAGGTCGCGGGTTCGAGTCCCGTCTCCCGCTCTCGGTAGATCCTCTATGGAGTCCCCCAGGTAGGTCTTGGAGGCACTCCCATGCTGACCCGCGCAACCATCGTCCGCATCGCCCACGAGAGGCCGGAACTGCGTTCCCGGCTGGTCCCGATCCTTCGGAAGATGGCCCACGGGCCCATCGCCTTCAAGGATCCGGACGTGATGCTCTACATGATCGACCCCGAGGGCAACCACTCCAAGTTCTACGAGATGAAGATCGTCCCCTACGGCCAGGAGACCCGGGCCCAGAGGGTCAAGGACCTGTCCCGTGGGAACCCCGCGTTCGTCCTCCAGAAGCGGTGGGGGCGGCTGACCGACAACCCCTCGACGGGCCGGGTGGACTCCGAGAACGACCTCCTCGGATCCCAGGGGGGAGCCGAGACGCTGATGTACGGCACCCGAACCGAGAAGGTCAGGAAGGGCTACGTGGACGTGTCCCGGACCCGGAAGTACCCCATCGGGCTCGGCGGGGCCGGGTTCGGATGGGGCGGTCAGGCCGCCTGCCGGTTCACCCCCGAGATGAAGGAGATGCTGGGCGAGGTCAGGGTCATGAGGGCCCACCTGGAGGACTTCAAGGCCCTCGTGGCGGCCCTCCAGCGGAAGGGGTCGGGGATCGCCCCCGACCTCGACAACATCGTCGGGGAGATGGCCCTGGCGATGGAGCACGCCTTCAAGTTCCTCTCCGACGAACTGCGGGAGTGCGGGTAGGCTTAGTCCCCTCGGCCCCCAAGTAGGCGGGCAGGAGGGACTAAGCCTACCCGC